CAATCTTCAGGCTCTGTAACTCCAGTAATAAGAGTGGCGTTGCCGCTGTTGAGATCACCAATGATGAACTCAGCAGGATCGCCAACAGTAATCGTGTCGCTTCCCATCGTGACTGACTTGTCATTCGCAAAAAGGTATCGGGATGTATTTGTTGCATTGTCTACGATTGTCTTCATCTAAATGCCTTTTAATAAAAGAGTTGAAGCAGCGAGTGCTTTTCCGGCGGTGACATTAGAAGTTGTAGTGGCAAATGTGCCGTCATTTTGCACATAGTAGGTGCTGCCGATTGTAAGAGTTGCTAGGTTAGAGTTAGTAATTAATCCGCCCTGAACGGTGACACTGCCAGATGCACCATCTGATATCGCAGCATTTGCTATTCCTACAAAGTTAGTAGCGTTTGCATTTGATCCTGCCTGTCGATATGCTTTCGCCGCCCCGTCATTAGAACTGCCGCCATCTCTGTATCCAAAAACAACCACTCCCTGATCTGGATCAAAAGCAGACGTTAAACTGGCAACGCTTGCATCCTTAAAAACTGCGGCGCTTCCAAAAGATATTGATGTGTCACTAACGGTTCCGATTACATAGGTTCCATAGTTAGAATTGCCACCATCAACATAGGAGATAACAGTGGTATTACTGGTTGAATCGTATGCAGCCCTTACCTCATCTGTTGATGCCGCCTCAAAAACAACCGGAGTACCAAAACTTATAGACGTCCCACTGACAGTGCCTACCGCTGCTGTCCCATGACTAGAGTTACCTGTGTCCATATATGCAACTACTACTTTGTTAGCAGTGCTATCAAAAACAACCTGAAGTTCAGCACCGATTCCCGCGCTTTCAAAAACAGCAGCACTACCAAAGCTAATTCCAGTCCCGCTCACAGTCCCGACTATTGCCGTCCCATAATTAGAATTGCCACCGTCTTGGTAAGCTATAACAACCTTGTTGTTAGACGAGTCAAAAGTGATATTAGGCACAGTTGCTGCTGACTCAAAGACCACAGGTGTTCCAAACGATATTGAAGTGCCTGACACAGTGCCGACTATAGCTGTGCCGTAAGAACTGTTACCTGTATCTCGATAAGCTATGACGATTTTATTGGAGTTACTGTCAAACGTAGAACTTGTATACTGTGTTGTTGCAGACTCAAAAACTACCGCTGTGCCAAAAGATATTGACGTTCCAGACACAGTGCCAACTATTGCTGTTCCGTGGTTTGAGTTACCAGCATCACGATAAGTTATAACAACTTTTCCGCTTGCCGAATCAAAAGAGGCAGAGGTGTTTATGGTTTCTGCGGCTTCAAATACAACAGGTGTTCCAAATGAAAGCGTTGTGCCTGATACAGTTCCAACGACAGCAGTACCATAATCGGAGTTGCCACCATCTGCGTAGACAATGACTATTTTGTCATTCGTGGAGTCATAGCAGCTAGAACTGTTCGTAAAAACCCCACTCGAAAAAACAGCTTCTGAGCCTAAACTTTCTGATACAGCAGCCACTTGAGTTACTGTGCCATTTGCATTCAAAATAACTGGCTTACCAGAAGCTACCGCTCCGCTTGCGGTAAACGAATGAATATTTCCAGCAGGTGCGGGAGCAACCCAAGAAATATCCGTACCATCTGATGTCAATACGGTATCAGCCGCACCTTTTGTAAGAATTGCGGTAGCACCAGATGAGTTGCCATAAATTAATGAACCGCGAGATAAAGCATCTAAAATATTTAATTCTTGTGGCGTACTGGTAATTGCTGTGCCACCAACTTGCAAGGTCGTTGCGTTTACTTCACCAGAAGAGCCGTAAACAACCGTCTTGCTGTTAACAATCGTCCCTGCGCTTGACCCGTCATTTAGGTTTAATTCAGCAGCAGTAGAGGTAACGTCAGATATTTGACTTGCAGTAATACTCGTAGCAGTAGGTGCTACGTTTGCCCAAGATGAGCCGCCGTAGACCTTCATTACATTAGATGAGCTATTGAAATATAACGCTCCTGTAGCTAAGGCATCTCCATCATTGTCTACAGAAGGGTCTGATGACTTAGCTCCTAAAAATATATCGTCAAATGCATCAAACGAATTTGCAGCAGATGTTGCAGAAGATGCTGCTGCTGTAGCACTACTAGCTGCATTGGTTGCTGATGTTGATGCTTCTGAGGCTTTGGTTGTGGCCGTAGATGCACTTGTTGCTGCTGATGTTGCGCTGCCTAAAATAGAGTCTACATAGGCTTTACGAGCTAAATGAGTGTCATCACTGGGGTTCGCGCTAGAGGTAATAACATTTGAGCCAATGACAATATTGCCGCTCATCGTGCCACCAGCCAAAGGCAACATAGTATCTAACTGTCCCTTATTGACTGCATCACCAGATGCAGACCCATCCGTAAGCCCAGTAACCTTATTACTTCCCATAGCGATTGCACCAGACATTGTGCCACCCGCTAAAGGCAGTTTAGTCGCTATAGAGTTCGTAATGGTGGTGTTAAAAGCCGCATCATCATTTAACGCAGCCGCTAACTCATTTAATGTATCTAGCGCAGCAGGCGCACCACCAACCAGATTAGTCAGTTGAGTATCAACATAGCCCTTAGTAGCAGCATCCGTGTCAGACGATGGGGACGCTAAATTAGTTAGAACAGTATCTGTAAAATCTACTGTCCCATTAACTACTAAATTATTAAATGTAGATGTGCCAGATCCTGCTGTTACATTACCTGTTACATCACCACTAATGTTTCCAGTTATATTTCCGGTTACGTTTCCTGTGACGTTTCCTGTAATGTTGCCAGCGAAATTAGTAGATGCTGTAACGACTGTGCCAGTTATAGCAGCGGCAGATGAACCACCAATAACCATCCCATTGATAGTTCCACCCGTAAACGTAGCATTAGAAGAAACTAAAGATGAATTAGCCGTTACAGTCCCAGATGCTGTAATTGCACCTGTAGTAAGCGATGTTGGGTTTATACCAAACTCAAATATGTTGTTACTGCCATCTCTACCAAATAAACGTTTGTCAGCAGTATTCTGAGCTATTTCATAGGCTTCAAGATCAGAAGTAGTGGGTGTATCTCCCGCACCACCCGTTTCTCGCCTTACTTTAATTCGTACTGCCATCTACATCACCATTTAACTCTGTGCGACCAATATCTCGCACTGAAAAAATCTGGGTTAGGATCTTGTGCATTATGTCTTGCATAGTAAGACTTTCTGCGGTCTTTGTCTTTTTTAGACTTGGGATTCTTACCCGCACCTGTTACGCCCTGCTGACCAAATCGTATCAACTTGGTCTTGTCGCCTTTCTTGGCAACAACAACATGACTTTTAGTGGGGTGACTGGGAGTCCTCTTAGCTTTGTTATAAGCAGAGACTCCAGCTTTCTTGAGCTTAGGATCTTTCGCCACGAGATGAAAGAAGGGGGCAAAGCCCCCCTCTATGCCTCATCTTATACGTCTGGAACGCAGAGGATAAATCCTGCTTCTGGACGATAGGCTTGTACACCGTACAAAGTATCTGCGGTGTATAGCGTCGATAAATGCTCTTGCTTGTACTGAGTCTGTGACCTTACAGCCATCTGCTCGGCAAGCATAATTGCATCCTTGTGAATAAGGTATGCACCGCGAATATCTTTAGCTCCAGAGCTATTGCTACCTGCATCCTCAATAACTGGACAGTTTGATGATACATAAATATCAATACCATATAGCTGACCAATCAAACCACTTTGGGTGGTCTGAGGTGAGGTAAAGTCTGCGCTCACATATCGATCAATACCCATAATCGCAGATCGCAGAGTAGGTGGAATAATAAACGAACGATCCGTCATAGGAACGTCATTATCATCCATCTTTTTAATCAAAGCGCGGAATCCCGCGTCTGTAAATACGTCTGCTGCTACAACAGTATCGTCGGTGTATGCGGTCAAACCACTGGACGCATCAACAAAGAATGAGTTGGCGTTCTCAAAAGCTGTACCAGCAGCGGTAGAGCCATCAATAACGACAGTCATATCTAGTGTGCTTGTGCCAAAGCCTGTACCTGCTCGAAACAAATCGTCATCAACCTGCTTGGCAAGTGCATAACCAGCATCTTCGGTGTAGAAAGCTCGAAGACTAGCTTGAGCCTGGACTTCTACAATATCCTCAATAAGCCGTGAATACTCAAAATGACGGTTAATAGTAACCTGTAATTCGGTTTCAAGACTTGCTTGGATTGTTACCGCAGTGGCTTCTGCTTTTGCATTAGCACTTCCGCGAGTTGGTTTAGGAACGTGGATTACATCGCCCTTTGAACCCGAAAAGTTCAAAATCTTAACAAGAGGAGCCATTTTGAGGTTCTTCTCGTATGCAGCGATTACTTCGTCACTCCATATTTCAGGAATAAACGTACCAGCAGCAGTCTTATCTACAGCAGCATTAGCTGTAAAATAAGCACCTGAAGTTTCATTAGCCATCTAAGTCACCTTATCTGACGCGCTTCTCCGCATAGGCTAGTCTAAACTCTGGCTCCATACTTCGATAACGCTTAGGGTCAGTTTTCATAAGTTCAATAATATCTGCCCTTTTGTAGATCTTCTTACTAGATGTTTGAGTGCTTCCAGTTGCGCCGCCAGTAGATACCTTTTTCAAAGTCTCTTTTCTGACATCTTTCTCAGTAGTATCAGTGCTGTTAGACGCTGATTTAAGTTGCTTCCAGTTAGAAAACAGTTCATCAGCCGCAGCCGAATCAAACTGTTGATCTGCTCTGGTTAGTAACTCTGTTCTGATCGGACTACCTTTAACCCAATTTACAAAATTAGAGTCTTGGATAATCTCAGCAACATCTGGATGCTTCTCCAGTAAAACTTGCTTCGCCTGGTTTTGCTGTATCTGAAGCGTAGTTTGCTGTGCCTCTTTTATGAGGGGGTGATTAGCAATCTTATCTTCTACAGCCTTATCAGGATCTGCAAAAAAATCTACCTCTTGGGCAGGCTCCTTGGCTTTGTCATTACTGGATTGATTAAGAATAAAGTCATCAACTACCTTCCTAAGCTCCGTAACCTCTTGCTTCGCGCCGCGTAGCTCTCCTAACTCATTGCCTTGATTACCAAGTTTTGTTTCCAATTCTTGGTGCATCTTGATGAGTTCAGTAGGAGATTTGTCACGATACTGCTCTGGAACTTCTGCTACCTCTTCTTGAACCTCTGGTTCTTCAGAGACAGAAGCGTTGACTTCCTCATCTACCTTAACCGGATCTATAATTTTAGCCATCATTAAACTCCTAAGACCTTGTATTGGCTACCCTTTGGGTTCTCTAACCCGCAGGACGTTTACTCGGCTGCCTTACGTTCTAATGCTATCTTTTCTTCTCTTTTCTTTACCCACTTTTCAGATGCTGTAGGAAAATGCCCACTACACCCGTCCAAATGAAAGATCGGAGCAGAAACGATTCTTTTTGCAATTTTACCGCATACAGGACAATCCAAAACATTTGTTCCATGTGAAACAAATTTTTCAGAGATGTGGCCCTCATCGCACTCAAAGTCACGAACTAACATCAGACCACCACTGGATATCGCTACCCTGTTCGGTTTTTGCCATTTCTGCTGTAGTCTCAAGACTAAGCAAAATATCTATAATTTCTAATTTTCCTTTATTTTTATATAACATTTCAAGTGTATGCGTCGATTGTAGATCATTATTGATCTCTCTCAACTGCTCTAAATCTTCTATTACTTTCTTCCAACCTTCCGTTAGAAACATTTCTTGGAAGATCTCGTAGTCATTATCTTCCATTAGTTAGGCTGCGTCTGTGGTTGTGGAACCTGTGGAGTCTGGGACGCTTGCTGTAGATTTAGTTGCTTTTCTCTAAGCAATCTATCAGTTACATTCATGCGGCGTTCAAATTCTTTGTCATCAGCATCGCCTACAGCAAGGTTCTTAGTAGCAGCGTTGATCTGGTCAATCTCCAGTTCCACTGGCACGGCTCTAGTTTCTGCCTCAAGTTTCTTAGCCCTAGCTTGTGACTCAACTGCCTGACCTGCAAGAGCCGCGCTTTGTGCGCCCTGAAACTGTAGTTGAGACTGTAATTGTGCTTGTGCTGCCTCTTGAGCCTGTGGATTAGGCTGAGATGCCTGTGCAATAACCTGTACAAGCTGTTCACGATTAGAGATGTTCATATTGTCTATAATCGACTGAATAAGAACCGGATACAACGGTGAGTCTGTCCCCATCGTCTGGAGCAGTTGAACAAGCTGTGTAACCTCATATTCTCTGGCTATAATGCCTAGTGAGCTTGTAACCTGAAATCTGTAGTCGTTTACGGGATACATCTCAGGCTCAAACTGCATATATCTATGCGCCACCTTTGTTACGAACGGTATCAAAAAAGACTCTTGAAAGTTAATTAGAGTACGTTTGGTGCGTTTTATAATCGCTCCCAGACTCATTGAGATGCCCGCTGCGGTAGCTTCTCCGTTTATGGAGCCTGGTATACCCGCAGAATCTATCGCTCCTGTAGCGGTCTGTACCATCTTCTGAAGCGCATCTGCCTGAGCAAAGGTTATCTGTGAAACTGTGCCAAAATTAAATGGCTGCAAGACTTCTTGCGGATTACCATTAGTGAGAAGCAGCTTACCTGGCCTAACCTCTGGATGAGTACCTCTCGGAATGCGAGTTGCGTCCATCGCCATCATGGGGTGAACAGTCAAAGCAAGAGCATCAATCCTAGCTCTCATCTCTGCATCCAAGGCTTTCTGCGAACTGTAGCCTTTTTCGCATATACCTCGTCCCCAGAACCTTCCAGGCACTATGTCCCAAGGAAACGCCACAACGGGCCTGTCACCCATCATGTAGTTATTGCGTTCTGCTTTGAGGCAAATGCTGCCGTTTGCTATAACGACAATTGCCTCAATGTACATCCCATCGTCTTCTTCTGCCTCAAAGTCCTCTTCAAGCTCCATAAGTTCTTTGGGGACAAGACCATA